CGCGACCCCACTACACCCCGACCCCCAAAAATCGACTAATTCCGAGTCAGAAACTTTGCATAGTATTCCACTCAAACAATCCGACTCCAATGACTTACTCCAAGATCTCACTATAACAGGTGTTATAGTGACAAATCCTTTAGAATCAGATACTTGCGCGTCCATAGGTAGAAACCCTGATGCTTTAGATGATGATTCAGAGGGGGAGGGGGTATTAAATTCTGGACAGGCAGACGGGGAAGAATTACAGGAAACACCCCCCGTCACTATTTCAAATGAAAAAGGGTAGGGGGGTATATTTTGGAGACTATTGAAGTGATTAGACGTTATATGGCTACTCTAAGGTCAATGATGGATTCTGGGAAATTAAACTTTGAGGAGTTTAATGCGCTAGAGTTTGCTCATGAACTGGCAGAGTATGAGTTTTATGAAGAAATTCAAAAGACGCAAGACCATATAGACCATTTAAAACGAACAGGGATGTTAAATTAATATGAAAATTTCAGAAGAATATCCAGAGTTATTGACGGCTGATGGCTTTGATGAAGCTATCCTTGGCGTAGTACATAGTATGGGAACTATGGCTGTTTGTTATGACCAAGACAAAATCATAGAGATCTTAATGAAAGATATGTCCGAGGAAGAGGCCTGGGAGTATTTTGACTTTAATATTGCTGGCGCTTATGTGGGAGAACATACCCCGTTCTTTTTGGAAAAGATGGAAAAATGAGTCCCGCGCAAAAGGAAACGTTTCTCATTATTGACGAATATTGGAAAAACTTTGGCTATGGGCCAACGATAGATGACATTATGAGAATTACTGGCGAGAAGGGTCGCGGGAATGTTTCGAGGAAAATGCGCGCCCTAATTGAAATTGGGGTATGCAAAGGGGTGGTGGGGAAAGCCAGATCCATAAGACCAGCGTATATTAGTTTAAGGAATCTATGAATCAAGATGAACTGATTCTAGAGTTAATTGCTTTATTGCCAGAAGCAGAGCAAGAACCTTTCTTGCCGCTTTCAGAATCTTTGTATTCGGCCAAGGAACGAGAAGCTGGGCAGGAGGACTTTTTGTCTTTTGTAAAGTCTGTCTGGCCTGGCTTTATTTATGGACGGCACCATGCGCTGATGGCGCAAAAATTTGAGGACATTGCCAATGGAAAATCTAGACGGCTTATTATTAATATGCCTCCCCGTCATACTAAGTCAGAGTTTGCCAGCTACCTACTACCCGCCTGGTATCTTGGTAAATACCCTGACAGAAAAATTATCCAATGTTCTAACACCGCAGAACTAGCCGTAGGTTTTGGTCGTAAGGTCAGAAACTTAGTAGGCTCTGAACCCTATTCTAAGATTTTCCCTAATGTGTCGCTGCGGTCAGACTCTAAAGCTGCGGGGCGCTGGGCCACCAACGCCAACGGTGATTATTTTGCTATCGGGGTCGGGGGTACTGTAACAGGTAAGGGCGCGGATATTCTGATTATTGACGATCCACACTCCGAACAAGAGGCTGCATTAGCATCTTCAGACCCTGGAGTTTTTGATAAAGTCTTTGAATGGTATACCTCTGGACCACGGCAGCGTCTGCAACCAGGAGGCTCAATCATCGTTGTGATGACGCGTTGGGCAAAAAGAGACCTTACAGGAAAGATCTGCCAGTCCATTATAGATAGAGACGGTGAAGTCTGGGATATGATTTCTCTACCCGCAATCCTGCCTACAGGTAAACCCTTATGGCCTGAGTTCTGGAGTTTAAAGGAACTGGAAAATCTGCGGGAAGAATTGCCATTATCCAAATGGCAAGCGCAGTATCAACAAGACCCAACTTCAGAAGAAGGCGCTTTAATTAAACGCGAATGGTGGAAAGTCTGGGACAAAGAAAATCCCCCAGCTTGTGATTTTATTATCCAATCTTGGGATACCGCCTTTACTAAAAATGAGCGTTCAGACTACTCTGCTTGCACGACTTGGGGTGTATTTTATGTAAACGAAGATCCTAACGATGCCAATATTATTCTGTTAGATGCCCTTAAAGAACGGCTTGAATTTCCAGAATTAAAGTCTCGCGCCCTGGAAATGTATAAAGAATGGGAACCCGATGCGTTCATTGTGGAAGCAAAAGCCTCTGGTGCTCCATTGATCTTTGAGTTAAGATCCATGGGTATACCAGTACAGGAATTTACGCCTACCCGTGGTAATGACAAGATCTCCCGTGTAAACTCTGTAGCAGACATGTTTGCATCAGGGAAAGTATGGGCGCCAAGGAAACGATGGGCAGAGGAAGTAATTGAAGAATTGGCAGCTTTCCCTAATTCAGACCACGATGACTTGGTTGACTCTTCAACCCAAGCACTTTTACGTTTTAGAAAAGGTGGGTTCATTCGATTACAGTCAGACGAACCAGATGAAATTCAATACTTTAAGTCTAAAAGGACAGTTGGTTACTACTAAGGAAATATTATGGCAATAGATAAAGCACTTTACGAATTACCCCAAGGTCTTGAGGCAGCCTCTGCCAACATGGAACCAATCGATATTGAGATCGAAGATCCAGAATCCGTCAAGATTGGCATTGACGGGTTAGAAATCTTATTAGAGCCAGAAGAAGAAACTGCTGATGACTTTGATGTCAACCTTGCAGAGTACCTAGACAAAGGGTATTTAAGCCAGATATGTAACGATCTTCTAGGTGATGTAGAAGGTGATATTAGTTCCCGTAAAGAATGGATGCAAACCTATACCGATGGCATTGAGCTATTAGGAATGAAGATTGAAATCCGATCTGAGCCGTGGGAAGGCGCTTGTGGTGTGTACCATCCCCTATTGTCTGAAGCTTTAGTCAAGTTCCAAGCCGAGACAGTCATGGAAACCTTGCCTCCAGCGGGTCCAGTAAAAACCGTCATTGTTGGTAAAGAAACACCAGAGATTATGGCTTCTGCTGATCGCGTTCAAAAAGACATGAATTACCAGATTACCGAGAAGATGCCTGAGTACCGTCCAGAGCATGAGCGTATGTGCTGGGGTCTGGGCCTTTCAGGTAACGCTTTTAAGAAAGTCTACTTTGATCCATCATTAAACCGCCAAGTAGCCTTATTTGTTCCAGCGGAAGATTTGATTGTTCCTTATGGCGCATCCGACTTACAAAGCGCAGAGCGTGTTACTCACGTTATGCGTAAGACTGAGAATGAGCTACGCAAACTACAGGTTGCAGGATTCTACCGAGATGTTGATTTAGGTGAACCCTCTACAGCGTTTGATGAAGTAGAAAAGAAAATTGCGGAAAAAATGGGGTTCCAAGCAACTTCCGATGACCGCTATAAGTTATTAGAAATTCAAGTAAGCCTTGATATTGAAGGTTTTGAAGATGAGGATGAGGATGGCGAACCAACTGGTATTGCTCTTCCTTACATTGTTACTGTAGAAAAAGGTAGTCAAACAGTCTTAGCAATCCGTAGAAACTGGAGACCTGAAGATGAAACTAAACAAAAACGCAATCATTTCGTTCATTACGGCTATGTGCCTGGCTTTGGCTTTTATTGTTTTGGCCTCATTCATCTTGTGGGCGCCTTTGCAAAGTCTGGAACTTCTATTATTAGACAGCTCGTTGATGCTGGAACACTTAGCAACTTGCCAGGTGGCTTTAAAGCCCGTGGACTGCGAATCAAGGGCGATGACACCCCGATCAGTCCTGGAGAATTTAGAGATGTTGATGTACCAAGTGGGGTTCTAAAAGACAACATTCTGCCATTACCATATAAGGAACCCTCACAAGTCCTCTATAGCTTGCTTGGCACAATCGTAGAAGAAGGACGTAGATTTGCCTCGGCATCAGATATGAAGATTGCTGATATGTCAGCAAATACTCCAGTAGGTACTACTCTGGCAATCTTAGAGCGTACCCTCAAAGTGATGTCCGCGGTTCAGGCTCGTGTTCACTATTCGATGAAACAAGAGTTAAAGCTCTTAAAAGACATTATTCGTGATTACACACCTGACCAGTACAGTTACACACCTGACAGTGGCACTCGTTTTGCTAAACAAGAAGATTACGACAACTGTGACGTAATTCCTGTTAGTGATCCAAATGCTGCAACCATGGCACAAAAGATTATCCAATATCAAGCCGTTCTTCAGTTGGCTCAACAAGCTCCGCAACTGTATGACATGGGGCAATTGCACCGCCAAATGTTAGAAGTATTGGGTATTAAGAACGCTAAGAAGCTGGTAAAGATTGAAGATGACCAGATGCCAGAAGATCCTGTAACGGAAAATATGAACATCTTGAATATGAAACCCGTCAAGGCTTTTATATACCAAGACCATGAATCACACATTAAAGTGCACATGAACGCCATGCAAGATCCAAAACTGGCGGCTTTAGTTGGGCAAAACCCACAAGCTCAAGCCATTAGTGCAGCAGCTATGGCACATATTCAACAGCATTTAGCATTTGAATACCGCAAACAGATGGAAGAAATGATGGGTGTTCCATTGCCTACTGGAGAAGAAGAAAGCGAAGAAGGTATGCCAAAAGATATGGAAGTACAAATATCTCAGTTGGCAGCCCAAGCTTCTGATATGTTGCTAAATCGCAACAAAACTGAAGTTGCAGCACAGCAAGCCCAGCAAGCATCACAAGATCCAGTGATTCAAATGCAAGCCAAAGAACTTCAGCTTAAAGAGCAGGAAGAACAGCGTAAAGCATTGAAAGACCAATCCGATGCAGCAGAAGCCGCTGCTCGATTGGAGGTAGAACGGGAAAGAATCGCTTCACAAGAGCGTATAGCCCAAGCCAGTCTGATGTCCAAACAACAAAAAGACCAGCAAGAGCTAGAACTTAAGACTATGCAAGCAGTTGTAGCCGCCAATAAACCTCAAACAGGGAAAAGATAGTGGATCAAAATTTAGATTACCTCTTAAGAGAGTACAAAGAACGCATAGACATGCTCCAAAAAGCTGTTTCAGCGGGAAATTGCACCAATTTTGAGGAATATAAGTACGCATGTGGACAAATTAGAGGTCTTGAGTCTGCATGTTTAACCATTACAGACCTCAAAAAAAGAATGGAGAACTCGGATGAGTGATACAACGATACTGATTGGCTCAAATCCCAATCAGCCACAAGTTGTAGGCGCAGTAAACATTAGTGCAAGTAACGAAGAAAAGGCAAAAGTCCTTCCTGAGCCTTCTGGATACCGTATTTTGGTAGCTATTCCAGAGCAAGAGAAGGAATATGAAAGCGGAATCATCAAAGCTGATTCCGTTATGCACACGGAAGAGCTACTTTCTACCGTATTCTTTGTGGTAAAGATGGGTCCTGACTGTTATAAAGACAGCACAAGGTTCCCAACTGGCCCATGGTGTAAAGAAGGTGACTTTATTCTAGCCAGACCAAACTCTGGCACACGATTAAAGATCCACGGACGAGAATTTAGGATCATTAATGACGATTCTGTAGAAGGAATAGTCCAAGATCCCCGTGGCATAACCAGAGCATAAGGAGAAAATAATGCCAGATATGGAAATGACGGAATATAAATTCCCAGATGAATTAGAAAATAAAGCTCCAGAAGTAGAGGAGTTAGAGCCTATTGAAATTGAGGTTATAGACGATACACCAGTAGAGGACAAGGTAAATGCAGAACCTATGCCCAAGGAAATTGTTGAAGAACTCGATAACGATGACCTAGAAGAGTTTTCTGGAGAGGTAAAAAAGAAGTTAATCCAGATGAAAAAGGTCTACCACGATGAACGTAGAGCTAAAGACGCTGCAGATAAGGAACGTCAAGAAGCTATTGATTTTGCTACTAAAATCCTTGAAGAAAACAAAAAACTTAAGAACAGGTTAACCACTGGTGAGCAAAGTTTAGTTTCAAGCTATAAACAAAATATAAGCCGCGAACTAGAGGATGCTAAACGGTCTTACAGAGAAGCTTATGACTCTGGCGATTCTGAGCTTTTAGTAAATGCTCAAGAAAAGTTAACTGAAGCTAAAATTAAATCTCAGGAATTAGAAAGGTATAGGCCTGAATTTTCACAAGAAGCTTTACAATCTCAGGAAAATGAGGTACAAATACAACAACCCCAACGTTTGGACTCAAAAACCCAAGCGTGGCTGGACAAAAACAGCTGGTATGGGAGTGATGATGATATGAGTTTCCTAGCTATGGGAATTCATAGACGCCTTGAGCGTGAAGGAGTTGCAATAGGCTCCGATCATTATTATGGCGTTATTGACAAAGAAATACGTCAAAGATTCCCAGAGAAATTTGGGATTTCCGAAGAGACCAAAGACTCTTTCGAGGTAGAGGCCAAACCCTCTGCGAAAACTAGTAAACCGAGCACAGTAGTTGCGCCAGCCACTAGGTCTACCTCTCCAAAAAAAGTCAGACTTACGCCAACGCAGTTACAACTGGCAAAGAAATTCAATCTAACCCCAGAGCAATACGCTCGTGAACTTACAAAATTGGAGTCCAAAAATGGCTGAAAATAGAAAACCTCGTGAAATAGAAACTCGTCAACAATCAGTGCGTCCAGAGGCATGGAAACCACCAGAGTTGTTGCCAGAACCAGATAAGCAAGCAGGTTTTGCATATCGTTGGATTAGAGTATCTACTTTGAATAGTGCGGATCCCCGCAATCTCTCTGCCAAACTCAGAGAAGGATGGGAACCTGTTAGGGCTGAGGAACAACCTAAGTTTCAACTATTAATTGACCCCAATAGTCGTTTTAAAGACAACATTGAGATTGGCGGATTGTTGCTTTGCAAAACTCCAGAAGAATTCGTTGAACAACGTAATAACCATTATCAAGTTCAAGCCGAAAATCAGATGGATGCTGTAGACAATAATCTTATGCGCCAAAATGACCCAAGGATGCCTCTCTTTAACGAGAAAAAATCCACGGTAAGTTTTGGCAAAGGTAATTAAATTTAATTAGGAGTTATAAATGGCTTATCCTACCGTTTCAGGCCCTTACGGGTTTCAACCGATCAATTTGATCGGTGGTCAGGTATTTGCTGGTTCAACTCGCTTAATCCCCATTGCTCAAAACTCTGGCACATCAATTTTTTACGGTGATGTCGTGCGTTTAAACACTGGTGGCACTCTAAGCAAAGTTTCAACCACAGCTACCGCAACCGACGCAGTTGGTATTTTCTTGGGTTGTCAGTTCACAAACCCAACAACTAAACAATTGTTGCAACAACAGTATTACCCAGCTAGCACAAACGCTACTGACATCCAAGCTTTTGTATTGGATGATCCAGATGCATTGTTCAAAGTTGCGGTTACCGCTGCTGGCACATCAACAATGTCTGGCGTAACACGCGCAGCAGTTGGTCTAAATACAGCTTTAATTTTGACCACTGGTAGCACAACCACAGGCGACTCTTTAGCATCTGTTTCAGCTACTACAGCTAGTACTTCAACATTACCAATGCGTATTGTTGACGTAATTCCAGAGACAGTTAATGCATCGGGTTCTTATACTGAAGTTATTGTTAAATTTAACTTTGGTATCCATACTTACTACAGCGCTACTGGTGTAGCTACTGCAGCTTAATAGGAGCTATAAATGGCTATTTCACGCGCACAACTACTGAAAGAGTTGCTCCCAGGATTGAACGCTTTGTTCGGACTTGAGTATGCAACGTATGGTGAACAACACAAAGAGATCTACAATACTGAGACCTCTGAACGTTCGTTTGAAGAAGAAACAAAACTGTCTGGCTTCTCCGCTGCACCTGTCAAAAATGAAGGCTCCGCTATTCGTTACGACAATGCTCAAGAGGCTTTCACAGCACGTTACAACCACGAAACTATTGCCCTTGGCTTTAGCTTGACTGAAGAAGCAATCGAAGATAACCTCTACGATTCTTTATCAGCTCGCTATACAAAGGCTTTGGCTCGTGCTATGGCTTATACCAAACAGGTTAAAGCCGCTGCTGTATTAAACAATGGATTTACTAACTCTGCCGCTTATTACGGTGGTGATGGCGTTCCTTTGTTCAGCACTGCTCACCCATTGGTATCTGGCGGTACAAACAGCAACACTCAGGCTACAGCTGCTGACTTAAACGAGACTTCTTTGGAAGCTGCCGTTATTCAGATCGCTGCTTGGACTGATGAGCGTGGTTTGTTAATTGCTGCTAAACCTAAGAAATTGGTAGTTCCACCTGCACTACAGTTCGTTGCAACTCGTTTGCTTGAAACTCAATTGCGTGTTGGTACAACCGATAATGACATCAATGCTATCGTAAACAATGGTTCGATTCCAGATGGTTATACAGTTAATAACTACCTGACCGATACCAATGGTTACTTCTTAACAACTGATGTTCCAAATGGTATGAAACATTTTGTTCGTACTCCTTTGAGCACTGGTATGGATGGTGATTTCGATACTGGTAACGTTCGTTACAAGTCTCGTGAGCGTTATTCATTCGGTTGGTCTGATCCACTCGGAATGTGGGGATCACCAGGTGCTTAATTAGCATTTGGGCTTTACTAAGACCCCGCCCAAAAAGCGGGGTTTTTACTTGTGATATACTACTTCTGAGCGCTTTTGCTCATACACACAACACACAGGAGTTTTATTATGAATCCATTTGAACTACGCTATCAGTTACTTGAGTCCGCTAAAAGCATGCTAGAGGGGCAGTTTCACGCCACAATGCA